GCCACAATTAGTAATAATTACGTTGATTTCCTTTTTAAAGTAGCTAATGATGTGTCGAGCTCGGTAACACCTGCCAACAACAGATCTGGTGCTTGGTATAAACTTCCCGTTAATAAATGGACAGAGTCAATTCCTGCTGCCGGAACTAGACAAGCTGGAGGCAGAGCTATTTCAAAGGCAATGGCTGAAAGACAGTTGGAGGATTTCCCCTTCACTTTTGTATCTTCTACATCAGGAACTGGACCAATTGGATGGTTTGTCGGAACGTACGCTGGTTCAGGAGCTTCCATAGAGTGCTCCGCTGGGAGTGGAACAACTTCTGATTCTAGGCCTGACTTTTGCGACGTATTGAGCCCGGTATTTGCCGAAACTGGACAAGTTTCTGGTGAGGCAACAGGAAGTGATATGAGTAACCAACATACTAAAGCTTTTGGAGGCAGCGTCTCTGGTGGCGCTCCCGGAGGCACTTTCTTTACTCAGTCCTTGTGGGCTGGAAAAGGATACAATTACAGTTCTATAACCACTCAGAACACCACCAATTACTACGGAGTTCAAATTAAGACAAAATCGAAGCCTGGACCTCAAACTTTGTTCCAAGTGTTTAATGACGGAGGTTTCGAGGAAAGTTTCCCAATGGAGTTTGTAGATAATGAATTTGCTCCTGAGAGACAAATACAAGCCGGAACTGTTGACGTTAAATCTCAGTTCGTCAAAGCTGCATTTTATAACGGTGCCGCAACCATTGCAGGAACGAATGGGCCTGTTCCATTCAAAACATATGCGGAATCATGGACTCTCCCTGCTTCCTGGGACCTGAACTGGACCCTAACAGAAGGTCAGGTAGTCACCCAGAGTTGGACGAGCAGCCCCGACGACCGTCAGAAAAAAGGCGATGTAGGAGGCGTCGTTAGGTTTGTTAAATTTATTGAAGGGGTTTCTAGCCTCGCAGGAGGCACCAACGGAGATTTGTCCGATAATAATGGATCTTTCAACGACACTATAAGAGGTAACTTCATTGGAAATGTAGCCGAAAAGACTGGACTCTATGCTCTAGACGATGAATCTCTTAATATTTCCATGGCATGTGTGCCGGGGATTACAGACCAAACCATTCAAAATAACTTGGTGACTATTGCTGAGAATTCCCAGAACTTTGTTGCACTTCTTTCACCTCCAAAAGGACTAGGGTCTGCTCAGGCTGCGGTCAATTGGTCGAATGGAATGGGCACAGGAAGGTCTGTTGCCTTGAACAGCTCATATGCTGCTGTGTACTGGCCTTGGGTGAAAATCTTTGACACATTCAGCGCCGCTGATCAGTGGGTGGATCCCACGGTGTTTGCTGCTGGCGCTATTTGCGATAATGATAGAATTGCAAACCCATGGTCTGCTCCTGCTGGGCTGGTAAGAGGACGTTTGACTAGGCCGTTCGATACCGAAGTTCCTTTGAATCAAGGTGATAGGGATATCATGTACGCTGCAGGACAGTGTGTAAATCCCATTGTCAAGTTCGCTGGAGACGGTATTGTTATCTGGGGGCAGAAAACCACACAAAGGACTCCTACAGCTCTAGACAGAGTAAACATCAGGAGACTTATGATCACCCTAAGAAAAGCTCTTCTTGCTGCAACGAGGCCTTTGGTCTTTGAGCCTAACGATCCGATTACTTGGACTCGCGTGGTGAACGTCACACAACCACTTCTTAATAACATTAGAAATGGAAGAGGGATAACACAATTTCGTGTCGTCTGTGACGCAACCACTAACACACCTTTAAGAGTTGATAGAGGAGAATTGTGGTGTAAGATACTTATTAAACCAACCAAAACTGCTGAAGTATTCGTTGTTGAACTCAACCTTACTAACCAATCTACGGACTTCGGTACCGCCTAACTATATAACATAGAGGACATTTACTAATGGCTAGAGGCTACTACGCAAACTCAACAGACAGGACTCTTAATGTAGGGGATCTCCCAACATTATCAGAAGGTCTTGAATCATACCGCGCTTTCCAATGGGAAGTAGAAATCTCAATGCCTCCTGGAATGGAAGGGACTGACGACACGGTGTTAACACTGGCAGCAAAGCAAGTGACTCAGATAGGGTTTACTTCTGAAGATATAGTTGCTGACAGGGTTAATGATAAGTTCTACTACCCTGGGAAGGTAACTCCGGAAGAGGTAACCATTACCTTTGATAATTTGGTAAGAGGACAACTCGCAGAGACTTTATTCAATTGGATGAGTACAGCATATGACCCTATTAACGGCGTATTTACACCCAACTTTACTCAGGGAGATCCTACTGGAGGCTTTAAAACTCGTATCAAGATCTACCAACTTGACAATACTATGACCCCTGTTAAGATGATTTACCTGTACGGTGCATATCCAAAATCTTGGAAGACTGCAGAGTTCAACTATGCTACTAATGAGTTCCATACTATTGAGCTCACTTTGAGATATGACTTTGCTGTGCAATATGCAGGTACTGATTAAAATATTTTAAATAAATTACTATAATAGGGAATGTTCCTTCTGGGACATCCCCTATTTATTTTTGAGGGCTAATGCATATTCTTACAGATCTTCTCGACACTTACTCTAAACTCAGGAAGAGAAGGTATTCGCTGTCTGAAGCGCTGTTAAAGGAACAAGGAGGGTCTAGGGACTTAGCACTTAATAGGGAGTTTCCTGAGGGAGACGGGTCTACGCCTGAGCATTTAGAAAGACTGCTCAAGATGGCTGAAGCCGGAGGGTTAAGAGGGGATCCTGCCGGGACTCCCGGGGAAGCGTTTACCGCTTTTCAATCACCAGAGAATCCGGAAGCCGTTACATGGACTGATCTTGCGGGTAACCAGCATACAGCTAATACCCAAGAACTCATCGCTTATTTAAACCTGAGACTTCAAGGAGAAGAAGAAGGCGCTGAGGAAGACTCACAAGCCGGAGGACAAGGCATCGAAATGCCTATGTACGAAGATGCTTTAGCCCAGACTATGGCACGGTTTACACCTCTAATCGTGGATCTTGCCCAAAACCCCCACTTAGACATAAAAGACCCAGATGAAGATCTAGAAGAAAGATCTGCCAGAGCAACTCAGATAGTAGCCGATTCGATTCAAGATAGAAGGAAGCCTGGCAGAAGTCATTGGTCACAGGAATTAGCGGGAGTGTATGAGCTTCACCCTGATTCCGAGGAATATGGAGATGAGGCGGTCAAAGAATTCATGGATGACTTTGGAAGTCTCTTGTCTATTATTGGAGACGCGGCTAATAGCGAAGAAGGGTGTTTTGAAATAGAAGGGAGAGAAGAAAGAGAAAAGATACTCAACAGGTTTTTCACAAGGGATGGAGGTAAAAAACTTTTATATGGTGCTTTAGACCCAGGAAAAGGTGAACCACCCTCTTTGTCTGCTGGCATAGAATCAGAGAAGTTACGACACAACAAAACGGCACATGATTACCAAGGGACTTACTTTTCCCAAAGAAATCTTATCGGTGGAGGAGGAGAGAACCCTATTTTACAAATAATAGACGCCGCTAAGAACATTAAAAGGTGCGGGGATCTCAAGGAGCCTCTAATATCTTCAACGGGGGGTGCAGGAGGGTCTAACTGGTCTACGATTCGATCTGAAGTTGATGAGAGTGCTCCTATTATTGCTGATGCATTTGTTCGCTGGATGAAGCTCGCTCCATCACGTAAAAAGGAGAAAATGCATGGAGATATTGTCAAGGCTATATCTATCTCTGTCAAGGCTATAGAATCTAAAACGTACAAATTTATAGAGCTTGTTAGAGATGCTCAAGGTGCATTAGATGGAATTGAAAAATTGCATCCTAACGTTTTGATAGACGCAGCGGACTTTTTAGACCATGCGTTTGGACAAGACTCTGTACTTGCTGGGCTTGTAAGCAATCAAGAGGTTAGAAAACTTGCAACCCTCACAGTAGCATCTTATATGATACCAGAGATCGAAGCATTAGTTGAGCTTAATAACTATCCTGGGTTCGTGGGAGCGACTTCCACTTGGAGAGGAGCAGACCTAAACAGAGTTAAAAGTACGCTGGAGGCCGAGAAGCAACCTGGAGGGAGAACAAGCCACAACCAAAAAGCTGAAAATTTTAAGAATGACTACGGACTAGTATTTAAAAGCAAGGATAACGCTCTCAAGTATCTACAGTTTATAAACGCCAACCCCGCTAGAGGGATAAGAGATTGGCAAATTGATCCTGATACGGGGTATTGTATGATACCTATGGAGAAGAAAAATCACGACCCAGACCGCGAAAGAAGTTTAATACAATTTTCTAGGGTTCAATTAAATAGCAGAAAATATTTTTCTAGAGCGTCGGATCAAACTTTTGAGCACAACATTGAAATGCTTCGAGGGAGGGGGTTAGACCCTAGGGTTGTAAACAGAGCCATAGGAACCCGTCAACGCGAAAAGATGAACGCCGATAGAGTTAACAAAGCATTGAATTCGCCTGTAAGACCCGCAGGATCTGATCCCGATGAATGGCTGAGAAACGAAGACTCTCTAGATTCTCTTATTGGACATCTAAAAACATCCAGAGATAAATGTGTTTACCCTCTCAACTCTCAAATGAGTGATATTATAACTCAGTTGGAGAAATTCCAAAAAAACCCTAGTGATCCCAAGGAGCAGAAGAAGAAAGGCGCCCTGTTCGCCAAGACTTGGCATACTATGAACATGCTGGACGGTACTTCTCAAGCAAGTAAAGAGAAGGTACAGGCACAAGCAGCAATGGCTTTGGTGCAGGGTGCCGCTTCTACTGCGGAGAGGATTATTAGTTTTAGGGTGGGGGCTAGAAACGACTTGATTACTGCACCCCAGAGCGCTGTCATTGATGACCTTGCAGAGGAAATATTAACTGGGACTGGGGTTTATGACGCGAAAACAAATCCCGATGGCATCGAAGTTGTTTCTTATTCCACCGGTTTCAAGTTTTATAGAGGTGTAGAGGCTTCCGGAAAAGGAGCTGTTATTGAGATCCGTTACCGTGGAAAGTCCGATGACAGAAAAGGTGCAATCATGGAAGTAAAAATAGCTCCCTCCGAGATGCAAAGAAGGTACAAAGGAAAGAGGGGGGGGTTAGGAGAGTCTCAAAGATCTGAGATGAGATCTCTAATACGAGAAACCATCGTTGAAATTTTCGAAGAAATGTTCGTTGGGAAGGCT